GGCGCCGTGTTTGTCCGGAAGTTGGCGGGTTTTAATAATGAAAACCGGTTTGCCATACAATTGCTTGATATCGATTATCTTGATTTTGATTATAGGCTGGATTTGGGCGGTGGACGTCGGATTATTGGGGGCGTCGAGCTGGACTCGTGGGGTGCACCCGTGGCCTATCATTTATTGGCGGCCCACCCTGGCGGAGATGATTTCTACACTCGAGGCGGAAAAAAGTACCGGAGGATCCCGGCCGAACAAATCATCTGTCTTGGCGTGGTCGAGCGGGCGGAGCAATACCACTTTGCACCCTGGTTGCACGCCTCACTGATCCGGATGCGGATGCTCGGAAAATACGAAGAGTCTGAGGCCATCGCCGCCAGGGTCGCGGCGTCAAAAATGGGTTTTTTTATCCCCGATGAAGGAAAAACCTATACCGGCGACGATCTCCTGGGAACTGATGACGAGGAGTCCATCGAGGATGAGCCCGATTTTATCACCCAGGCAGAGCCGGGCATATTTGAGGAGTTGCCGTCTGGAGTTGATTTTAAAACATTCGACCCGCAGCACCCATCGACAGCTTTCTCTGATTTCTGTCGGCATATGCTTCGGGGGGCCGCGGTCGGCCAGGGGGTTTCCTACATTAACTTTGCAAACGATTTGAGAGAGGCTAATTTTGGATCGATGCGACAGGGCGAGCTCTCCGAGCGGGATATGTGGATGTTGTTGCAGTCATGGATTGGCACCCACCTCCTGGATAATCTTTTTGGTGAGTGGCTAAGGATCCAGATGGTGACAGGCAGTCTACCCTATCAACCCGCTCGTTTCTCTGAGCTGAACCGGCCTACCTGGATGGGTAAACGCTGGGCGTGGATTGACCCATTGAAGGACGCCAAAGCGAACAAGGAATCTCTTGAGGGCAAGTATCCGACAAAGACAATAGGCGACGTCATTGCGGAGGGCGGCGGAGACTTTGACGACACGATGGATAGGTGGGCCAGGGAGCTGCCAATTATTGAAAAAATTTTCGGGAAAGAAAAGGATGGTGGCGAATGAAGCTTTTATTGGTGCCAGTAGTCCAGAGCATTGTTATGTCGGTGTTTTCGGCATTGATTAATTCAGAAGCTGGTAATGAGGCGTTTACCGACCTGGAGGAACGCATTATTGACAGTCCCAATAAGGTTGATGATTTTTTTCTCATCTTTCTCCGGGCCCTCAAGGATACTGTCCGGACAAACGGGCCAGAGATCGAGAAACAAATCATGGAGGCGATGAAGCAATGAGTGAAATAATTTACAGGGATCTATCAATCCTTGGCCGGAAGGGCGTACCGGCTTCCATCGATGTCGATAACCGGTCTGTAGAGGTTATCGGTGCCACTGAGGACCGGGTCAAAGTGTATGACTGGCAGCGTGATTGTGTTATTGACGAGGTATTGCTCATGGACGGGTGCCAGTTGCCGGAAAGCCGACAGGTGCCGCTACTTGACTCGCACAGCAGGTGGAGCACTGCCGACGTTATCGGATCATATCGGGACATAACGCCAGCAAATGGCAGCTTGACTGGGCGGGCGGTCTACTCAGACCTTGCCGAGGATGCCTGGAAAAAGACCCGTGAGGGCCACCTCACCGATTATTCTGTTGGGTATTCCCGGGACGAGGTCAGGTGGATTGAAAAAAATCTGACAGAGTCCGTGGCCGGTCGTGAATTTGAGGGCCCGGTCCTGGTCGTGACCAGGTGGACGCTCAAGGAGCTGTCGGCCTGCCCTGTTGGTGCGGACCCACGCGCTAAGGCGCGCAACGATAAGAATATTGACGAAAGGATCGAAAGATCCGTAAACGATGCGCTCAAGCGCGCTGAGGAGACCAGAATAATGGACGAAAAAGAGAAAAAAGAGCAGAAGGAACAGCAGAGAGAGGCCCCGAAAGTCGACGTAAATGCCGCCATGATTGCCGAGCGCGACAGGATCCTGAATATCAATTCCGTGGTTTCCCTTGCCGGTGAGCGCTGCAATTTGAGGGACGCGGCGGATGAGGCCATCCTGAATGGCACCAGCCTGGACGATTTCCGGGCGGTAGCGCTGGAACGGATGAGCACGGCCAAACCCATTGGCCAGAAGTCCGGAAACATCGGCATGAGTGAGCGCGAGATTGAAAGCTATTCATTCCGGAAAGCGATCATGGCCCATGCCACCCAGGATTGGAGTCGTGCCGGTCTTGAGCATGAAGCATCGCTGGCGATGGAGGCCGAAACCAAGCGGTCGCCAAAGGGCTTTTTTGCCCCGCCAGACGTGCTCGATGCAAAGCGCGATTTGACGACTGCAAATACTGGCCAGTATGTGGTCGGGACCGACGTGCTCACCGGATCGTTTATCGAGCTGTTGAGAAACAAAATGAAGGTCAGGGGCATGGGGGCAACTGTTTTGTCCGGTCTTGTCGGTGACCTGGCGATCCCGAAGCAGACCGGTAGCGCTACCATGTATTGGATTGGTGAGGGCGATGACCTCACAGAGTCCGCACAGACCCTGGGCCAGATCGGATTGACGCCGAAAACGGCCGGTGCCTTTGTCGACCTCTCCAGGAAGCTGCTCATGCAGTCGAGCATTGACATCGAAAACTTTATCCGGATGGATCTTGCCCTTACGCTGGCTATCGGCATTGACCTGGCAGCCCTCCACGGGACCGGTATCGAGAAGCAGCCCCGCGGGCTGGAAAATGTCCCGGGCATCAATACCGTTTCGATGGGTGACAATTCCGGCGATCCGACATGGGCCAAAATAGTTGCATTCGAAACAGCTGTGGCAACAGCCAATGCCGACGAGGGCGATATGGGGTTTCTCACGAACGCCAAGGTGCGCGGCCATTGCAAAACGATCGAAAAAGCGTCCAATACGGCAAAATTCCTGTGGTCCGACGACGGCACCATGAACGGTTACCGTGCAGAGGTGTCCAATCAGGTAAAGGCCACCTATACCAAGGGCAGCCATACGGATGCCGATCTTTCCGCCATCTTTTTTGGCAACTGGCGACAGCTGATCATTGGCCAGTGGGGTGGGCTTGACATTCTGACTGACCCATACACCCTGTCGACCCAGGGCGCCATCCGGACCCTGGTATTTCAGGACGTCGATATCCAGTGTCGGCAGGCGAGCGCGTTTGCATTCTGTAACGATTGCCAGACCTCCTGATAACTGCATGATGATACTCGCCGGGTGATCTCCGGCGGAGGAAATTTTAAGGAGAAAAAAAATGGAAACGATCAGAGAATTAAGTGGCAATGTTGCTCCCAAAAGCCTTTATGTGGACACTCCCGGAGCGTCCGCGTTTGTGAGCGAGGCTCTCGATGCCGAAGACTTTGACGGCGTCATGTACACCCTGCAAGTTGGCGCCAATGACGAGGCCCCGGAGGCCAAGGTCACCGAGTGCGACACGTCCGGCGGCACTTACGCGGATATCTCCGGCGCCACGTTTGTGCTGGCCCATACCGCGACGGCGTCGAGGCTCTATCATTGCTATGTCAAGAAAAACAAGCAATATCAAAAGGTTAGTGTGACCAGTACGCCCACGGCAGACATTGAGTATGCCGTGGCAGCCATCGGCCACGGCCAGAAAGAGCTGCCTGTCAGCTGATGAAAATTGACAGCATCATAGTCGCCGACGCGGCCCATATTATTGGGCCGCATGGCGACCTGGCAGAGCAGATCGAGTATGACGGCGTGGATATCTATGCAATTGTCGTTAGAAACAAAGAAGTCGAGAAGCAGACGGGTCTGGTGATCAGTGACGCGACAGTTTATGTTAAAAAATCTGATGTCCCGGGGCCCTCTGTCTCAGACTATCTTGATATTGACGGACACACCTATCGCGTTGGTGGCATAGACGATTACACACCAGCCGTGTGGCAACTTGAAACGAACAAATGGGCTGAATAATGGCGGATACAATCAGGGAGCTGATTATACAGGCGGTTGTCGCGAACTTGTCGCTTGCCAGGGTGGCTGGTGGATATAATACCGACATCGGTGCAGCAGTGTTTCGCACGGACGAAATCGGACCGGACAACCTGCTTGACGGCATTACGGTCGCGGCCGGTATCGAGGAAACCGAGCGAGTCCACCGGAAGGAGAAAATTAAGATGCCGGTGGAAGTAACGGCCTGGGCGACCTACCCGGGCGGAACAACCCCGGCAGCACAAACCCTGGCCATATCCCAAACGGCTGAAAAGATCCTCGGAGACATCAGAAAAGCGATGGCCGGGACAGTCTCCCAGGCAGATTCCGTGCAATATTATCTTGGCGGCGTTGAAGCGTATCCGGATCCCCGCAAGGGTGAGAAGGCCGTCATTGTCAAAACCGAGTTTCACATCTACTACAAAACCGGGATCGGCGATCCCTACAATCAATAGGAGGCCCCACCATGGGCAAAACAGCAGCAAATGTGCTCATCCAGTATGAGAGCTCCCAGGCCCAGGTTGCCGAGGAGTTGACCGACTCCGGCGATCATGTTATTTTCACCGGCTCGGCGGACGTCTGGTCAAAACGGAGTGGTTATGAGCCGACGGTCATGCCTAACGGCATTGTATCAGGCTGGAACTTTTTAACGCCGCATGCCGACGACGACAAGATCAGTTATGCCGCCTTTACGGCATACATCGGGGGTGCCCTGGTATCGGTGTCCGCCGGGACCGTATCGATCACTCGCGCAAGCACAGACACCCACGTAAAAAACTCGATCGTTTGTGATTCCAGCGGCGTGGTTACCGCTGTCAAGGGCACCGAGGGAACGGCATTCTCGACGACCAGGGCTGCCGCCGGGGGGCCGCCCCTTATCGATGTGGCCAAAATCGAAATCGGCCAGGTCAAAACCAGTGCGCAGGCATCCGCGGCGATCGACTCAGAGGAAATCCTTCAAAATCCATCCAATACCGAGCAGGAGCGATACAACTACCCCGTTTTTGATTACAACGCCCTGGGCGACGGAAACGCCGCGACGGATGCCGACAAAGAAAATGCTCACGTCGAATTTTCATCGGCCCTGCCGCTGATCCATACCGGTGGTGTCGCAAAAAAGGTTTTTATTGACTGCTATGAGCCGGATTTCACCGAGCTACAGGAGACCATCGACTGGAAACCCGCAGAAGAAACGCCGAGCGTTACCTCAAAACAGATTTATCGGAAAACCACTGCCAGCGTGTCCAATTCTCTCAGTGCGGCATCTTTCAAGGTCTACTGGGAAGACCCCATCGGGCACCCTCTGAAAAAGCTGGCCGGAAACAATCTTATTTTCAAGGTCTTTCCGGATTATAACTCATCGCCCTACAGCCTCACCCAGGGGGTGGTCGGATTCTCTTCAACATATCCGGTGGCGGATGATATGGGGGCCGACGTGACAGTCGGTGCGACCCAGGCCAGTGTTGGATTTGACTCTTAACCGATAAGCCTTTGACTTTTAACTGACAAGATAATGGGGGCCCAATGGATTTTACAGAAATCCCGGCCCGGAAGATGAGGGGGTGGCGGGGCACCGTCTCCCTCGCGTCGACCGATGACCCGGAATATATTAACGTACCGGCCGGTGTCGGTGCTGCTGTCGCGGTAACGCCCGGGGAATCTGCTACCGGGAAAGTCTACTACACACTGGGAGCCCAGCCTGTTGGCTCCTCGTCGTCATGGATTTTGTGGGACGAAGGAGAAGTTGACGAGGCCACATGTTCGGTGGCGTCGGAGAAAATAACCGGGCTAAAGCTTGAGGCGACGGCCGGAACATGCGGTTTTGAGGTGGTCTATTGAGCGAGTTTTCTTTCGAGGCGTTTCGAAAAACGAAATTTTCAGAACGCACCGGCACGGTTGACCTGGCTAATTTTGGAGATACCGAGGCGCCAGTGGTGTGGCATATCCGCGGACTTGATGCGGTGGATATGGCGGTCATTGAGGATTCAGCGGCATTAAACCGGTCAATCAGCACGATTATTGACAGTGCGGCGGCCGCGGCCGGTGGCGATCCAAAGGCCCAGGCGGACACCGTGAAAGAGGCCCTTGGCATCGGCCAGTCTGTCCCGGCGGGCCTGGTCCGCGAATACGTTATTTTTGAATTAGGCAGTATCGAGCCGACTAAGCCGCGAGATCGCCAAGACGTGATCAAATTTGCTAAAATTTACCCGGTGGAATTCAAGCGCGTTGTGCGGGAAATTATGGCATTAACCGGCCTCGGTGGTGTCGCAAAAAAAAAGCCTATGCCCTATGGGCAAGACCAGACATCAGGGATGACATAGCAATCGCCTACCGGATGGGCAAGACGCTTTACCAGCTCCGGCCAGACCTTTTCCCGGGGATGATGACAGACACCGAGCGGATGCTGTGGGGTTTGTTTTTTGAGGACTTAAATAAGGCACAACATGGCTGATGTTTCGAAAACAATTGAAATAATTTTTGCCGGGAATGACCAGATTACCAAAGTGGTCAAAGGTCTCGAGACCAGCTTTGACGGGTTGCAGGATATCGCGGGCCCGATTGCTGATCTCGGAAATGCCATCCTCGCCATTGACGCCGGGCTGGCCGCGGTGGCGGTGTCCATCGGGATGGTCCAGCAGGAAATGGATGCGTCCGGGGCGAAAATGCAGGCCGCCCTAGGCGTATCCGCTGAAAAGGCTGGTGAGCTGAACGACATCGCCAAGGAGCTGTTTGCCAATAATTTTGGTGAAAGCATCAGCGAAAATGCTGCTGTTGTAACGGACGCTTTTCGGCGTATGGGCGATGTGGGTGACGAGGAGCTGGGCGGGATCGTGACAAAGGCAATCATGATCCAGGACGCGTTCGGGGCGGAGACGAATCAAACGCTTGCAGCGACACAGACACTTATGAGGGAATTCGGCCTGTCATCTGAGCAGGCTTTTGATTTTGTGGCGGCCGGATTTCAAAAGGGGCTGGACTCATCCGGTGATTTTTTGGAAAGCATTACCGAATACGGGACGCAGTTTAGCAATGGCGGTGCCGATGCCGGGCAGTTTTTTTCTGTCATGGAAACCGGCATGGCAAATGGTATCCTTGGAACAGACAAAGCCGCTGACAGCTTTAAAGAATTTCGGGTCAGACTTCTTGACGGATCAAAAACAACGTCCGAGGCACTTGCACAGCTGGGGATTGATTCCAAGGGTTTTTTGGACAGTGTATCCTCCGGGACGACGTCAACAGCTGATGCCTATGGTATCGTTTTAAAGGCCCTGCAAGACACTGGCAGCGAGGCCATAAAGATGCAGGCCGGTGTGGGGCTCCTTGGGACGCAATTCGAAGACCTTGGCACCAGGTCAGTGCTCGGTATTGACCTGGCAAAAACAAGCATTGACGGCCTTGCTGGGGCGGCTGATGGGTTGTCCGTGCAATACGACACTCTCGGCAATGCCATAACCGGGGCATTCCGGCGGATCGTCACAGAGTTGGCCGACCTCAAAGTTTTTGATGACATCAAAGACGATGCCAGGAAAGCCCTTGATGAGATTACCAGCAACTTGCCCGCGGCCTTCAATGCTGTTGATTTTTCTGGCCTTACAGCGTCAATCGACGACATCGCCGATGCCATTAAAAATATGTTTGGCGATGATATCGATATCACTAGCATTGAGGGTCTTGCGGCAATTATCCAGGGCGTGGTTGATTCCATTGAGACCATGGTTGATGTTACCAGGGGTATGGCTGAGCCGTGGATACCGGTTATCAATATCCTGAAGGACGCCATCCAGTGGCTCAACTCGCTTGACGATGGCAGCAAAGAGCTGGTGGGCAATCTCCTCGGCGTGTCCCAGCAAATAGTCGTTGTCGGGGGGGTGGTGACCGGGCTCGTGGGGTCAGTAAAGGCCCTTTCTATTGTCTTTTCTGGCCTTGGAACAGCCGCGACAAGTGCGCTGGGCATCGCTGGCCAGGCTGGCCTGCTCGGGATAGCTGGTGCTGCGGGGTGGATGGCTGGCGACCTGGTCAGAGAGTACGTCCCGGCGGTTGATAAAGGGTCGCAGGCCCTCCTTGGGTGGGTTGACTCTCTTATCAATTTTTCTGGCACCCAGGGCGATGCCAATGAAACAATTGAGGCCGCCCAGGCCAAAATCAGGTCTGAGGTTGAGGAATTCAAGCAGCTCAAAACGGTGGCAGGAGCCGCTGGTGATAAGATAAAAGATATTCCCGGGGAAGTCAGTATTGATATTGGGCTTGATGTCGGCGACACCGAGGAGCAGGTCTCGAGGATTAAAAGTCAATTCGACGGCCTCCGGGATAGTGGCGAAATTGTTCTTACGCCATCATATGCAGGCGACGAATTCAACAGCATAGTGCAGGGAATTTATGACCAGGTTGCTGATATCCCGGTCGGTTTGTCGGTTGACGAATTTAAAGCCCAAATTGACACCCTGGTGTCATTGGTGCCTGAGTCGGAAACAATCACGGTCAAAACCGAAATAGATGAGCGGGCGGCAGAATACGCCCGGGGATACCTCGAGGACGTCGCTCCTGATGGAACTCGCACTTTCACATGGGTCGGGGCTGTTGATTCTGATGCCCTGAAAAAAACCAAAGAAGTTATCGAGAAGGAAATCCCGCCAGAAAAGAAACTGCAAATTGAAACCGATTTGCAGATAGCACAAATCGAGGCTGACTCAAAAGAAATTGATGCTCTCCTGAAGTACAAGGCAGAGGTTGATATTGCTGACATCGAGGCCAATGCCGAAAAGATAAAAGCGGCCTTTGGTTCGGTGAATGTTGGCCTTGAGTCCACCGGCAATTTACTGGGCGAGCTTTTTGGCGGCCTCGACGAGTTGCTCGGCAAGGATGCCACTAGCGCGCAATTGCGGAATGCCCTGCTGGAGCAGATCAAAAAAGAGAATGAATTGCGAGAGAGACAAGTCAACCTGCAAGAAGAACTTGCACAGGCCCAGGTTGATTACATGAACGCAAGAATTAACGCACTTGAGTCTGGATCGCCACTCATCCAGGTGGAGGCTGGGAATCTTACCCCGGCCCTGGAGATGATCTTTATAAATATCCTTGAGCTTTGCCAGGTCAGAGCGAACCAGGAAGGGGTGGAGGCCCTCATTGGATTATGATTGCAACAATATCAACAACATCGATTGCGGTTGACCCTTTATGTTTTGACCTCATGGCGGAATCAAAAATTTATGACACTCCCGTAAGAATGAACCGATATGCAACGCTGGACGGGTCGGCCGTGCTTGCAAATTACGGTTTTTCGGACTCCGACAGGACTATAAAACTGGTTGCCAATCTTACGCCCATACAATATGCCAGCCTGCTCTACCTCATCAAAAACGAAACCTTTTTTGCGATGTCGTGCGATGCGGGTTTTTTTGTTGGCGGGATCGAGTCAGTGGTGCAGGAAAAAGGGGGCGTGGTGATCACGTTTTTACCTTGCGATGACCTCCACACCATACCGGTGGAGGTGTCGACAGGTGGCGGGACCGAGCCCGGCGAGGAGCTGATCAAAGATTTCGTTTCCGGGCATTATTACAGGGAGACGTCTCACTCCACGTTTTCCTTTCCGTCTGTCGAGGCAAAGTGGGGCTATTCGACCACAAACGGCCGGTATCGGACGTCAATTTCTTTCGGGGCAACAACGCTCCCCAGCGTTGTTGATACGGCAGTTTTAAGGGTTACGGCTGGCTACGTCTCGTACAAGAGCGATCCGGTCTATATGGATATTTCGGCCGATGTGTCTGCGTCTCCGGCACTCCCGAGCAGCTGGACTGATTTTGATCAGGTGCCGGACAAAACCAGTAACCGGGCTTTCTGGAAAATAAGTGCGGAGGACTGGACGGATGGCACTGAATATGACTCTCCGGATATTTCAAACGTGCTCAAAGAGCTCGCGGCCCATGCCAATTATGACCCCTCAAATTTGTTGGTGCTGCACACAGACAGTCAAAGCCGAGAAACACAGACCTCTGTTTTTAATACCAATGTCGATGGTATGCTGAAACTGGTGATCAATGAAGCATAGATTTTTCGCATATCTCACTGGCGAGAATGAAGACCCGGCACTGGTAGATCTACTGTTGCCAATATCATCTTATTCACTCAGGCGGACTGAAACCATAATCTCACTCAGCATTACTGTCCAGGGGTTTGACTTGGCGGCGGACATCGCAGAGCGCCCGGCCGGAGAGGTGGTGCTCGAGTGGTATGGCGATAATTCGCTCGCTGAAGAAATGGCCCGGGCAACAATCGAAACCGTCACACCGAATGAAGGATATGCCTCAAAATCGATCAGCATTTTGGCCCAGGTTGACTCTCCTATATGGACGGTGCCCGAAGATGATATAGTGATTTCGAAGGTGTCCTACCGGGCACCGAACGGATCCGGCGGGAAATATGCCTACCAGGTGCCTGTCCCGTATCAAAGCCTCATTCCCGGGGCGACGGTGGTTTATGGTGATCACAGCTTTACGCTCGGTGACGCACAATTTGAAATGTCATGCGGCAATGCTGGTGCTGTCAATTTTGCCTGCTACCTCAAGGAATCATCGTAATGGGGAAAGCCACCATACTTGCAGCTGAGGGAAACGGGCGATATGAGATCGAGCTTGAGCGCGACATGGCGAGAATTGAGGCCGGGATAACGAGTGCCACTGCCAGGATTTCCGCCCTCGTGGGTCAGGTTGATGCCGCAGAGCTCAACCTGGCGACAGCACAAGCATTATATACTTCAAATCCAAGTGCCGGAAATTTGGAAGCTTTGCTATCAGCTCAACGCACGGTAAACAGACTCATCATTGAAAAGATGATGTCTGAAAAAGAACTCGAGCGATTGCAAAGCGCTGTTAAATCGATTACCGGCGGCGCCTGGTGTGCCGATGCGACCAGCGATTTATCCGGGACCGTCGGAACAATTGAGATTCCTGGTGAGCGTGGATATACTTTGATCCAGCCGGGTTACGATGGAAATGCGACATACAATGCCACGCGAGACGGGATCCTCCAGCCTGCACTCGCCGGGACACCCGCTAATGTGTATCGCAATTGGGCCCTGCTCCCTGGCTGGCAGAAGTGGCGGCCGACCTATCGCTATGGTACGATTACGGCGATAGACGACGGCGCCGACACTTGCGATTTGACATTGATTGATATCAAATCGAAGCATCAGGGGTTGTCAGTCAACCAAACCCCGACGCTTTCGGACGTCCCGATCGTTTACATGGACTGCAATGCCGAGGCTTTTGACGTCGGGGATATTGTCGCTATCAAATTTGTCGGCCAGGACTGGGACGACCCGCAGGTAATTGGTTTTTACACTAATCCGCGGCCATGCAGCGATTATGTCCAAATCAAAATCAATGGAACGCCATGCCAGGAGGTTAAGCGGTGCAGGTTGTACCATCCGGATTATGGCTATTCAGATGTCGACACGCCCGTTTATACCAGCACTGAAAATCCTGATATGCTCAACCTGGCTGACTTTGCCGGGCATACGCCGGGCGGCGTGGCCATTGAGAGCTGTTTTATTGAGATAAACCGCGGAGACTGGCTGGGCTATTGGTGGGAGTGCCTGGACGTGATCTACATGCCAGACGAGGGCGACGATGCCGAGGTCGCAGGGGCTGACCTGCTCCGGCAGTATGATGTTTTTCTTATCGGGAGCATTACCGACCTCGATATAGAGCTGGATGACCTCGGGGTGGACGATCGAAAAACCGTTATTTTTGTCAATAACGAGTATGCCACGTACTCCTGGATTAACGGCGTCCAGGTCGGCAATGCTGGCGGCGGCGATCCCAGCACCCACGCAATTGAATTTTTTTGGAACGGTCATAACTGGTGGCACACCTATGGGCCCTTTCAATATAAAATTTCTCTCCGGCAGTTGAATCATTACAGCTCAAAGCCCACGCCATTCTCGCCGACATTCCCTTACATGCGTATTTATGACAAATATTATGGGCATGGTGAGGAGGGAGAAAGCGAGTACGGCCCGTTTAAAATTGTTGCTCCGTGTGAGTGGTACAGGAGCACGCAGAAAATTATGGACATGGGCATAAGCAGCGGCCAGAGGGTGCTGTCTATTTCCGGAGTCAAAACCATAACGTCGTCTCGAATTGTGCCGGTTTTTTCGAACGATAAACTGTGCTCGGACTGCACGCCAATTGACGTGCCGGATGATGAAACCGTTTCACCCCACATCGTTTTTACGGGCGGATCGTATCCGTATCCGACTGGTGACCAGGGCGACATTACTATGTGCTCTGATGGTATTACTACCTCACAAATATCAGGTGCTTATATTTACGCCGGCCAGGACGATGCCTCAGTGGATAGTGTCGCGGTCGTGAGCGACAGGTATGCACAGATGTCGCCTTTATTCGGCGATTTTACTGCGACATTGACATACCAGACACAGTTTTGGGAGCTGGTGATAGAAGACCCCGAGGAGCATATTTGCAGTGGCGGAACATTAGAGGTGTCTGAGGATCTTGGTTATTACACACTGGCACTCACAGACCTGCCAGACGGCCAGTTTTAAAGTGAAAGGACAAGGTGCAACATGAGAGTTATGAACTCGCCGTTTAAAGGCGTTTGGCGGTCGATGTGGGGCGATTATGATGGTGGTCCACTTATATACATAACCGACATTTACCCCGGTTTCGAAGTCTCGCCTCACGTCACCACCATTACCTCCGGCCGCATTGCCGCTGCTGACAAGTTCGGTGTGCTTCAGCTCACGGCTGAGAATGAGCCGTGTACGCCTGGTGGGGTGTTTGCGACTACTGTGGCTGAGGGGGCTGAGTTGGGGGACGAAATACTTATATCAGTTGCCCCTGGGTTAGACCCTGGATGGGTGAATAACGGAGATGGGTCATTTACATTTACCGGGCCAGTTACAGGTAATGCAAACCTTTACGCATTGGTGCCGAGTGGTACTACTTTTGCTGGTAAATATTATCTTATTACTTATTCTGGGGAATCAGATGGACTAAAGATTAGTGCTGGTGGTTATCTTAGTGCTGAAGGAGCTACATATTTTGAGCAGTTATTTATTCAACCAGGCATAGGAATAAATGCTGGAGCAATAAAAAGCTTTACGACCACAAGAACTATTAGCAACATCAGAGTCCGCGAAGTCATCCCCAAATGGCTCCCATCTCCAGACTGGACCTCCGACCTAATCACCGTCAAGCCCCTCGACGGGCCGAGCAGTGTGGTCACGAGGTACACGGACCCTGATTATGACGGGCCGATGGTGTGGCCGGGGATGACCAACAAGGTGACATGTCGGAAGTGTAATCCGGTGGATACGAGTGGATTAATAAAATCAGGTGATGCTGCGGCAGTCTTGAGTGTCGTGGACGATTCTGCTGCGCTTGCTTCGGCTGGATTATCTGGTTTTTGCACAAGTGGGAAAGCGTATGAAATAGACAATACAGCAGGTGTTACAGGGATAAGCATTGTTACTTTTAGTGGTGCTGTTGGAAACACAAATGCGCATTCAGCGAGTATTTACAGTCGAGTTTTGTCTGGAACACAAGTTATCGGTAGGATTGGCGGTACACATGACACTATTATATCAAACACCAGTGACTACACTCGTGGAGTGTTATTAAACAAAATACCAACTACTGCAGGAGAGTTGTTTAACCTCTATTTAGCCACTGGAGCAAAGGCTAGATTTATCCTCCCCCAACTCGTCGAAAGCCCATTCATCGGCCCGGTCCTCGCAGACCCGCTGAACGACGACTTGCAGACCTACACCAAGACCGCCACAGTCATCAGCCGCCCCACGGCAGGGACGGCGTTGGCTGGTGGGCAGAACTTCGGCTTAATCCTAAGCGTTACCCCTTACGCCGCAGGGCAGACCGGGACGCTTTGGTCAACCTACACTGATGTTGATAATTACACCAAGGTTAGCACCACATCAACCGAGATCATTCTGACGAAACGGAAGTCTGGAACATCATACACCGCCACGGCAACCTATACTCATGTCAAGGACACTGCAATATACGTTATCGCATATCAGTCCGAGGCTGGTATGGGTGTTGCGGTCAAGCCCGTTGGTGGCTCAGTCGGGACATATGGAACGCTTACGAATGCAGATGGTAAGGCGGCGGCAAGCATAGCGAGTGCCTACCAGCTTGGGGCAGTCAACAGCGCGACTCAGTTTGCTGGAGGACATGAAGTCGAGGTTATAACGGTCCCATCAGGACTAACTGAAGCAAACGTCAAAACACATATAGAATCATTGGTGCCAGCATGAATATAGCAGAATTTTGTCAGATATCCAGCACGGCCAAGAAGGACGAGTTGGTCAAGGATAAGGCGTACTGTTTAGTAGAGTGCAGTGACGGACGGTACGCCTCCCGTGATAAGACCTACCCGACGAAAGCCGCTACAAGCATTGCCAAGAGTGGCGTGTTTAAAATCTCAAAGGACGAGTACAAATCGGCCAAAAAAGCTGAGAAAAAGGGAAAGGAGGCTGGTAATGTTGGTAGTGGTAGTACGCGCGGCAAGTGATGGCGACCTGAAAAATGGCATGGATAAAGTAGACATCGCCCGGCACACAGACGAGGAAGGCGTAAGGTCAGACAGCTATTACGGCCTTGGCTGCTCCCCGATTGGCTCACTTGTAACGATCGACGGAGACATAGTGGTGTCCATCAAGTTGACCAAGGAAGAACTCAAGCGGTTTCCTGAATACTTTGATCCAGACCGGGTGGTGATCGACTACGATCCTGTGACGATGGTGCCTGGTGATGAGGAAGGCGAGTTTGTTCATCTTGATTGGCCGAGGTACACTGTTGTCGATTCAGAGGGAAACGAATACGAGCAGGCTGCGGGGTATGTGGAATGAAGCATATTGCAATAGCCATAACACTCACCATTTTCCTGGGGTGCACTACAGTCCCGCCACAAGTAAATGATACTATGATCGCAGTGCAGCGTGACGGCAATTTTTACAGGCAAGTCGATGGTGGTGCAGCGTTCAATAATAGTATTAGGGCGGCGGATGATTTCACTATCCCAATGCCGCAACTTGCTACACTGCGCGGTGCATCTTGCATTGATCGTGCAGCGTGGTATGTGCAATTGTACTTGAGGTGGTGCGACGAGCTTGGATACTCTCGGCCTGATTTCATCGGGTATAGGGATAATTTTGAAACAAACCA